CTATTAGATATAACTTTAATGGTTCTGGTACAACTAGAGGGTCAGGTATGGCAGATACTAAACTTGACGGTTCTAATTACCAAACACACCAAGTTAACGGTGATGATTACAGAGCACAGGAGTTTCCAGCTGGTTCAGCTGCAACTGCTGCTACTCATACATTAAAGATTGTTAAAGCTTAATAATCTCTAGTAATCACGTAAACAAATTAAACCCCCGGCGCTTCGGTTCCGGGGGTTTTTTATTGGAAAATAGCTATCCTAAAGTCAGTATAAATATTATAAATATGTGGACAATAACATTAAAGGATAGAATTATTATATGCCAATAAATTTTCCGACAGGACCGTCAACCAATGACACGTATAATTTAGGTACTCGTACATGGAAGTGGAACGGCGAGGCATGGGAATTACAACCATTAACAGGTGGTTTTACAGGTTCACAAGGTTATACTGGCTCAACAGGTATTGTTGCGCCTTTGACTATAGATACAACAAACAATAGAGTAGGTATTAATCAAACAAATCCAGCAACAACTTTAGAAGTTAAAGCTGCTATACCTAAAATTAGAATAAATGATACCGATGGTTCAGATTTAATAACTGATTTGTGTGGTGCAGCTGCTGATTTTCAAATAAAATTGGATCCAAATGCTGCTGATACTGGTGGTAGTTTAAGAGTTTTTATAAGTGGATCTGAAAAATTTAATGTAAGACCAACTGGTAGAATTGGTATTGGTACAAGTGCTCCTGCTGGAATGATGGAGATTGTTAATAATACAATTTCAGATGACTCATTATTATTAACATCAACGGAAGATTCAAGTTCAGCTGGTCCTGTTATAACATTAAAAAGAAACAGCTCAAGTCCTGCTGACGCAGATTATCTAGGACAAATAAAATTCAAAGGCGAAAATGACGCCGATCAAGAAATAATATATGCTAAAATTACAGCTAAAATAGATGACGCTTCCGATGGTGATGAAGATGGTATCATAGAAATCACACATAAGAAGGCCGGCGCTAATAATATTTCAGCAAGATGGAAATCAGACAAATTGATGTTGATTAATGGTACTAGTTTAGATGTAGCTGGTGACATAACTTTAAGTACAGTTAATAACACAACAAATATAAAAATTAAAGATTCAAGTGGTAGCGTATTAAAAACTATGTACGGAACAACCAGTTAATTAAGGGATAAATAGAATTATGGCAACACCAACAACAAGAGAACAATTAAAAGAATACGCTTTAAGAGCATTGGGTCAACCTGTTATAGAAATTAACGTTGACAATGATCAATTAGAGGATAGACTTGACGAAGCTTTACAATACTATTCTCAATATCATATGAATGCAATAAGAAGATGTTATTTAAAATATCAATATACACAGGCAGATTATGATAGAATCGTCACTAATGGAGACGTATCAGAGTCACAAACTAAAAACTCGGTAACTACAACATGGAAAGAAAATGCAAATTATATCGTAGTTCCAGAATCAGTTATATCTGTCACTAATATATTTCCTTTTTCAAGTAAAGGAAGTTTGAATTTATTTGACGTAAGATATCAAATGAGATTAAATGATCTCTATGATTTTTCTTCAACATCGGTAGTTAATTATGATATAGTAATGAGACAATTAGATTTTTTAGATCATATATTAGTAGGTGAAAAGCCATTAAGATTTAATCAAAACGATAACAAACTATTCATTGATATGGATTGGAAAGAAGATTTACAAGTTGGTGAATATTTGGTAATAGATTGTTTTAGAAAATTAGATCCAGAAACATTTACAGATGTATATAATGACCAATGGTTAAAAAGATATGTCACAACACTATTTAAAAAACAATGGGGAGCAAACCTGTCTAAATTTAACGGCGTTGCTATGATAGGTGGTGTGACTCTTAACGGAGGCCAAATATATTCTGAATCACTACAAGAGTGTGAAAAATTAGAAACAGAAATACGTACAACGTTTGAAGAGCCTCATAACTTCATAATAGGGTAAACAATTATGGTAGTAATGAATCCATACTTTCAGCACGGAGATGGGATCGGAAATGCATCCGAGAAATATCTATACGAAGATTTAATCATAGAAGGATTAAAAATATATGGTAATTTAGTTTACTATATGCCGAGAGATATTGTAAATAGAGATTTAGTATTAGGCGAAGACGTTAATAGTAAATTTAAAAATGCTTTTCCTATTGAAATGTATTTTGAAACTACCGAGGGATTTGCTGGTCAGCAAGAATTAATCAATAAGTTCGGATTAGAAATTAGAGAAGATACTACATTGATGGTATCTAAAAGACGTTTTCATAATAAAGTAGACGTTAGAACAACATTAAACGTAAAAGGTAGACCTAACGAAGGAGATATTATATATTTTCCTTTAATGAATAGTTTTTTTGAGATTCAATTTGTTGAAGATCAGGAACCATTCTTTCAATTAGGAAATTTACCAGTTTATAAATTAAGGGTAACACGTTGGGAATACTCAAACGAAGGACTGGATACTGGAGTACAAGGCATTGACGATAAAGATGAAGCTTATTCTACAAACTTATTAGTAGATAGAATACATTTAGAAGATGGCAAAGGCACTATTCAACTTGAACAAGATGATGAATCTTCAGGTAATGCTAACTTCTTAATTAATGAAAGTTATGATAGTACAAAGGTTACGGTTCAAACACAATCAACATATGCACAAAATTTAGATTTAGATACAGCGGCTGGCTTTGATACAGCTAGTGTTGCTGATGATGTGCTAGACTTTACAGAAAGAAATCCATTTGGGGAGGTAGATGAAGTATGAGAGACGTAAAAGGTTTAATATCCTACACAAGTAAACAGGCTAGAAAATTAAAAGATTTACAATTATTTAAAACATTAAAAAAAGAAGTTGTTGCTGGTGCAAACGGCACAATGGATTATGTTTTTAAAAAAGGTAAAAACTCTGGCAAGACTCATAAAACAAAGGAAAAATAATAAATGTTCGGCACACCGTTTTATAATGAAGGATTAAGAAAGATTATTATTGCTTTCGGTCAACTATTTAATAATATAGTTATTGAAAGTAAGAATAAGGATACTGGTGCCGTATTACAAAGAATAAAAGTACCTTTAGCATATGCGCCTAAAGAAAAATTTTTAGTTAGATTAGACCAACAAGCAGATTTAGACGACAGATCATTTGCTGTCACTTTACCTAGAATGGGTTTTGAAATATCAGGTTTATCATATGACCCTACTAGAAAGTTAACTAGAATGCAAAAGATTAAACATGAGAAAACTCCTTTGACTAGAGACCAAAGGGTTGCTCTAATGGATCAGGTAGCAATGGAAGATGACAGTGGTTTTATTATGTTAGAAGAAGCAAACGCTACAACAGGTAATGCAGAGTTTCCATTATTAGAAACATCGCAAACAACTTTTGAAGATTCTAAAAAAGCGTTATATAATTGGACGCCTGTACCATATAACATAAGTTTAAACGTATATTGTTTTACAGCAACTGCTGAAAATGGTTTACAAATAGTAGAACAAATATTACCTTTCTTTCAACCAGACTATACGGTAACAGTAAATGTTATGCCTCAATTAAAAGTAAAAAGAGACGTACCAATTATTTTAAATAGTATAAATTATGAGGACAGTTATGATGGTGCATTTACAAATAGAAGAGCAGTAATATATACAATGAATTTTACAGCAAAAACATACTTGTTCGGACCAACAGTCAGTCAAGGTGTTATTAAAAAAGTACAATCAGATTTATATGCTGATACAGATACAGCAAATACTCCTAGAGAAGGAAGAATAACTGTTATACCTAATCCACCTAATGCGGATGTGACAGATGATTTTGGATTTACAACAACAATAGAAAATTTTACAGATGGTAAAACATATAATCCAAAGACAGGAAGTGATGAATAATTATGGCAAATTTAGAAGAAAAAGTTAATGAGATTTTAGGATTAGAAACTAAATCGGAAAAAATAGAAGAAACAAAAGATTTTCAGCCACCTGTTGAGAGACCAAAAGGAGAGGTTGAAGTAAAAACGGAAAAAGATATTAATCAAGATTACTCTTATAGTAGAGATAGTTATTATAATCTAATAGATAAAGGTAATGAAGCTATTGAAGGAATATTAGAAATTGCAAAAGAAGGCCAACACCCTAGAGCATATGAAGTTGCAGGTCAATTAATAGGTCAAGTTGGACAAACTGTAGACAAACTACAAGATTTACAGAAAAAATTAAAAGACTTAAAACAAGTACCTAAAACGGCAAGTACAAACGTTAAAAATGCTCTTTTTGTTGGCTCTACTGCTGAGTTGCAGAAAATGTTAAACAGAAAACAAGAAGATGAAACAATTGAAAAAAATATTACTCCCAAAAAGGAGTAGAAAATGAGTGAAGCATATTTAGGGAATCCTAACCTTAAAAAGGTTAATACTCCTGTTGAATTTACTGAAGATCAAATAGTAGAGTACCAAAAGTGTGCTGGCAATCCAATATACTTTATGGAAAACTATATTAAAATAGTTTCTCTTGACGAGGGTCTAGTACCTTTTAACATGTATGATTTTCAAAAGACTATAGTAAATACTATACATGATAATAGATTTACAATCTGTAAACTACCAAGACAATCAGGTAAATCAACAACAACAATTTCTTATCTATTGCATTATGCATTATTTAATCCTAATAGTAATATTGCTATTCTAGCAAACAAATCCTCAACGGCAAGAGATATATTAGGTAGACTGCAACTTGCATATGAAAATTTACCAAAGTGGTTACAACAAGGTGTTATAAACTGGAACAAAGGTAATATAGAATTAGAAAACAAGTCAACTATTGTGGCGGCTGCTACATCATCAAGTGCTATCCGAGGTGGTTCTTTTAATATTATATTTCTTGATGAGTTTGCTTTCGTACCTACCAATATTGCCGAAATGTTTTTTAGCTCAGTTTATCCTACGATATCTGCTGGTACAAAAACTAAAATGATTATTGTATCTACACCTTATGGTATGAATATGTACTATAAGATTTGGATGGATGCTATCAATCAGAAAAACGATTATATACCAATTGAAGTACATTGGAGTGAAGTGCCAGGTCGTGATGAAAAATGGAAAGAACAAACAATACGTAATACAAGTGAGGAACAATTTCAACAAGAGTTTGAGTGTGAATTTTTAGGTTCAGTTAATACTTTAATTTCAGCCGCTAAAATAAAAGCACTACCTTATTTAACACCATTAAAATCTGCTCAAGGTGTTGACATATACGAAGACGCAATTAAAGGTCATACTTATGTGGCCTCTGTAGATGTTTCACGTGGTGTAGATAAAGATTATTCTGCCT